CCAAACTCTATGCCAAAATGAAAGTGGGTTTTGACCTAAATGACTGCAAATAAAGGACTTAAGAGTGGCAAAAAGACCGGCAGACTCAACCTTGACGACCAATTCCAAAACGAATTCTTTGCCACAGCGACGGATGACATCACATATTTTGCTGAGGCTATCTGTGACGATGTAGTTACTTCAGGGATACCCGACTTCCATAAAGAAATCTACACGCTTGTCACAGAAAACAATAGGGTGGCCTTGGCTGCTCCTCGTGGATTTGCAAAATCGACGATTATTGCAAAGATTTATCCCCTCTGGTTAGCAGTCACAAAGAAACGCAAGGACATTTGTATTATCTCAGCATCAGAAACCTTGGCGGTGGAACATTTAAGATGGATTAAGCAATCCCTTGAAGCAAACGTCTTAGTCCTTGCTACTTGGGGGTCTTTGAAAAGTGAAAAATGGTCGGAAAACCATATCATCGTCCAACACACCGACGGCACACGGATAAATATTAGAGCGAAGGGTGCAGGAGGACAGATACGGGGATTCCGACCAGATTGTCTTATACTTGATGATATAGAAACAGACGAGAGTGTAATCAGTGAAGATCAGCGCAAGAAACTCAAAGAATGGTTATTTAAGGCTTGTATCAACTGTCTTCTCCCTAATGGTCAACTTCTTGTTATTGGTACTGTTATTCATCCCCTTGCTGTACTTGAGGATCTTCTGGAAATGCCTAACAATTGGAAGAAAGAAAGATACAAGGCGTATGTCGACGGCATACAGAAGGAAGGTCATGAACTATGGCCGGAAGCACGGCCCCATGATTGGCTCCAGAAGCGAAAAGCTGAGATTGGATCATGGGCATTTGCCTCGGAATACATGAATAACCCTGTCCTCGATGAGGATGCACCAATAAAACCGAAGCAAATAAGGTACTGGAAGAAAGTACCCGATGATATATCACTTGTCATAGCAGTCGACCCGGCATACAGTGAGGATGTCCGTAGAGATTTTAAGACGGCATCCCTTATAGGATGTGACCACCTAGCGAATAGGTTCCTTGCGGACTACATTCATACACACGCACCCGTGGGAGAGTTTCAGGAAAGCATCTTAAACTTGTTTTTACGCTTCAAAGGCCGTATCACAGCCATAGGAGTACCGAAAGGGGGGATTGAAAGTGAGTTCTATCGGTCATTTATTCAAAAAGCTAACGAAAGAAAAATCTACCCTCCATTTGTCGAACTTAAAAACAGCTTTAAAACGGCAAGTGGATCCACAATACGAGAAAAGAAAAGTAGAATCATTGCAGCCCTTCAACCCCTCTTTGAGCAAGGAAAATATTTCATCGGGAAAGACCACACGGAAGCGAGGGACGAACTCCTCTCAATAGGAAACTCCCGATGGGACGACATAGTCGATACGATGGCATATGCAGAACAGATACTTCAACCGTATTACAAGGACATGACCAACAAGGATTACACGATCGATAAGTACGGAACCAAAGAATTCAATGTGGACAAACTAGCAAAACGTGCCGACTATGGTGTGGAGGTATAAAATGGCATCACACGCACAACAAGAACAAGCCAAAAAGGTAGACAACACGGAAAAAATCCTCCGTGACATAAGGTTCTATCAACACTTTACCTTTTTTGCCATAATAGTAACCCTTTTATTGGTATTTTTCAAATGACAGAGAGTAAAGTACCCGTTCAATGGGAATCAAAGACAGAATTACCAGGAACCCCAAAGCCGGTAAATCATGCGACAGAGCCGATTGATAATTTACACCTCTCTGAAGGTATACCGAGTGATGTTTTGAAGATGTTTGAGATAGATTTAATGACTACAGACACAGAGACGCTAAATAAGATTCGCGAAATATCTGAATGGGCTTTAGACGGACAAACCTTTGTAGGTGATGGTATGATGAAACTAAAGAATCTGATTGAAAGCATGCCTACGCAAATGAGAGGAAAGCATGAGTCGATTTGGAACCATATAAAACTCCAAAAGCGCATTGAAGGGGCGCGTAAGGAACTCCACGATTTGGAATTAAGGAAGATCGCCATATACGGCGACGGTCGACCACAAATGAGGCCATACTGATGACAAGACCATATGGACACGTAAAAGATAGTAAGACCCAGGCGTCTGAACACATCGTACTTAACGGATTGGATGCAAAGAGAGTAGCCCAGTTAAATGCTCTTGTCCCAGAGGCTTTTGACTATGTGGCGTTAGGCTCTTACGCAAGTGGTAACCCAGGATTGGTAGAATATAAAAGTGGTGGCGCAAGCGGCACTCTAGTAGCCACATTAACCCTATCTTACAGCGGTAATGACTTACTTACCGTAACGAGGACATAATGCCTTGGACGTTTAACCCCTTTACAGGAAATTTTGATAAGACAGGTACAGGTAATAATCTGGGGAATAACCTTGTATCTTCTACCAATGACATCTTATCTGATACAGGTACACTTATGCTTGGTGGGACAGGTGGAACGAATAATGAGAATTTGACTCTGGATTTTGAAACGAATTCTAATGAAGTTAGGCTTGGCAGTAGTTCTTCGGCTAACACATTCTCTTTTGTAGATTTTAATTTAAAATTTGCTGATGATAAACAATTTATATTTGGGGGTGGAAATGATGCAAAGTTAACATGGGATACTTCTCAAGCAGTAGATAATTTCCAGTTAGGATTAGAAATCCCACGATATTTCTCCATTATGGATGTAGACCATGTTGGAAACGCTAATCGTTCTCCAAGCGGAACAAGTACTGACCCTGTTCTTAGAGTCTATTCAAGCGATGCAACGAATGCTACGGATTATATTGATATGTATCACGACCAGAGCAATGCTATTATACAAAGTGGTTCAGGGAGAATAGACATAAATTCCCAGGCAAATCTTCATCTTGATTCTGCTAATGGTAGGTACATTTTCTTAGAAGGGGGTAGTGCCGGCATTCGTTTTCATATAGACATTGATGGGGTTACTGATGAAACCAAGTTTGGTGTTCAGGATGCAACAGGAAACCAACTTATCCTTACAAATAACAATAATATTGGTTCCGACCACGACCACGCCTTAACAACAGACCCAACTCTTTTCATCCATAGCGATACTGACCCTGATACAGACAACACACAATGGGTTTCCTTAGCCCACGATACTATTAGGTCTGAAATAACCTCTGGAAAGGGTGGGTTTTCTTTTATAAATGATGGTGATACTGATGTAGTTACAATAGACAATGACGGAGCTACAGTTATAGGAGACGGAGGAGCAGGAGATAGCTATATAGACTGGAAGGTCAATGATACCGTAACCTATGTATCTGGAATAGATGACAGCGATAGTGATGCCTTTATAATCGCAGGAGCAAGCGGATTCGGTGGAGTCAATAATATATTAAGGCTGACCTCAACAGAGGTGGGGCTTCAACAAGAGCTCAATACAATCGTTTATGAAGAGGACATGGTTTGCTATGAGGGGAATGTTCTTTATTACACAACATAGGAGAATAAGATGCCTGATTTAAAGGAAAAGGGGATAGCATTGTTAAGTAGTACCAGCGTGGATATGAAAACGGCAGCTTCCACAACCCTATATACCGTTCCAGTAGGGAAAGTATGCTATATAAGCCGTATTGTGGTTAGGGATTATACTGCTTCTCTTGCTGGTGGGACGGATTATGATTTTACTAATTACAGGCAGACAGTAAATTTATCTGCTCATACAACAGCAAATACAGGGTATGCCAGCATTGACCCTACTGACAATACAGAATATGTTGAGACTGCTGCAGGAGTAGCTATTCAAATTACAGTAAATACTGGGTCTACATCAGCCTGTACTGCGACCATAGATTTATTTGGATATCTAGTATGAACCTAGGAAAAGAATTAGGTATGAGCGAACGGGAGATATTTGCAACAGTTAATAGCTGGCAAGATATGATTCGGCATTTGGAGAAATTCAAGATTGAGGATACCAGGAAGATGGAAAGAGTGAGATGCCGAATAGCATTAAGAGCTTCAGAGCAACGAATGGAAAAAGGAAGGGAAGCGTATGACCGACTTGTTGCAGATAATCCAGAGTGAAGCAAAGCGATTGGAAACTTATGGTGATGCGGCTCAACAGATAAAACGAAAATGCACAAAGCGACCTCAATATGCCACTCTCAACGATAGGTTTGAGGAAGATTTAGGGATTGACTCTTTAGCAAGGGTTATGCTGTTCATTGAAATAGGGCAGAAATTAGAAGTTGATATCCCCGATGATGAGTTTATGAAAGTTATCTATTCATTAAAAACAGGGCAACAGGTGTTAGATTATGTCAATGACCTTAAAAAAGGCACAAGACAAGTACAGAGCAACGCTTAACAATGCAAAGACAGAAGAAGCTCAACAGCTGGCTTGGCATCAATACCTTGCTGATAAGCACCTGATTGATGGGGATACTCAAATCTTTGTTACTGTTCATCGTCACGCTAAGTTCAAGTATGCAAAGGTTAAACAGGCATATTATAGGGGCAAGATAACTGCTAAACAATATATCATTAGGAGAGGTATTAAGGCAGGAAAAGGTATCAGCTACTATGATTATCGGTTACATCAGCTAGGGTTAGGGACACAGTTATTCCCACAGGATTTGAGGGAAAAGTTTAATTGGATGGGGTTGAAGCTTGAAAGAGAAGGATTGCCACCTTCAATGATACCCATAGACCTTATCAAAGATGATACAAACAGGCTGATTGATTTTACCAGTAATCCAAAAGACTGTTCTTGTAATGCTTGAGGCGTTTGACACCTATAACAAGCTCTATGTTCCCTCTCTTAAAGGACAGAGGTTCAGGGACAAGAGAAACATTCAGCGTTGTGAAACCAGGAAAGTAGATGAAGACCAGTATGCACAAAAGACTTTCCCTCAAAATCCGGTTAACGAACAGGGAAATTCAGATATTCAGGACATTAAGAGATGGCTAATGCTATTATAACCCATTCAAACGGGATTGCGATATCGACTCTAGGGGCAGGCTGGCAAACATACAATTTAGCATCACAGCTAACACATCCCAATCCAAAGATAGTTGTAATAAGGTTTGAGAACACTTCAGGGACAACCACAGGTTATGGTGTAAGAAAAGCAGGTGGTGGTGCAGGGGTAACAGGAAGCCTTATGGGGCTTTGTCATACAAGAGCGTGTATAGCTTTAACTGGCACACAGGTTGATATTAACAAACAGACTGACAATTTAGACCTCTTTCTTGAAGCAGAGTTTGGCGGTGATGATGTGGTAGTCAATGACCCTATGATAAATGAAGCCTCTTATACTGAGAATGATTGGAAAACTGTCACAACAGCAGATGCAGGGGCAGATGGAAAGAATACTAGCGTCATTGTTGCTTACCAATGGACAGGGGTTGCAGATGGTTGCCACACAAGAGAAACTGGTAGTACAGATTCTTGGGAAGAACCGCACTCACAAGCAGGAACATCTTTTAATATAGTAAGGTTGAATGACAGCAATCAGTATGATATATGGATTTCCTATGATACCGCAGGAAAAGGACAAACATCTTGGATTAAAAGGGTAGGGTATATAAGAGGGTGGAATCATATCACAAACCCAGTTACTTTAGGGGTAGGTGATTTGGTCAATAATGCAGAAACAGTATTTGATTTAAGGACTCAAGGCATAGGCGACCACGCTGATTTTGTGTTAGCAAGAGTTCATCAGGATTTTGGGTCTAGACAAGCAAATACTTATGTAAGAGATTCAAATTCTACGGATACTTTTGAGAGTTCTAATGGCGGGCAGAATAACTCTGTTATGAAGATTATAGATTCAGGGTTTACTTATCGGTTTCTCAATGTGAATATTGGGATTCACACAATGGCGATACACGGGTGGTATCCTAAGAAACCGCAACTTAGGATAGACACAGGAGACTTGACATTGAATACATCGGATTTAACATTAAGATGAAATATATTAGTATAATTATTACTATTATGAACGCAGACCACAACTAACAATAAGGTAAGGTGAACCATGCCATATAAAGAACACAAACAAAAAAAGAGAATGATCATCAATGAGGACCCAAAAGACCAAGCCCTCAGTAACACGATTGACCAATGGGTTGAAGATGTAGAGTCATGGGTTCAGAAGTGGGAATCTAACCAAGTAAAATGGCACAAACTCCGTATGAGGATTAAGAAGACCAAGACCTTTCCATTTCCTGGATGCTCAAACATTCGTATGCCCACAATCGATACGAAACTGAAGAAACTCAAAAGTGCTATCATTAATGTCCTCATTGGTATCCGTCCCATTGTACAAGCGGTTCCCCAACCCACAGGCAATTGGGAGACTGCACGGAAGTTAGAAAAGTACCTTGACCACCTCATAATGGACAGGGTCAATATCAAACCTAAATTGGTTATTCTTGTAGACCAATCTCTTGAAAAGGGGTTTTACTTTGCCAAACCCTTTTATCGTCGTGACATTACCACACGAATAGAAACTCTTTCCCTTGACGACATCACCTTACAGGAGGCCATGTTCTTCTTTGACCCCAGGTTGCCTCTACAAGCCCAACAAGCCGCCATTGCGGAGAAACTCCAAGTCGATATGTCCTCATGGGTCATGAAGGAAAACTTAGCGGAAGTGGAAAGAGTCACGGATGAAATTCTCTCTGGAAAATCTGAAGTAAAATTCAAACTGAAAGATATTGTTTATGACGCGCCGGATGTTGCCCTTCGCCCTCCTGAAAGAATCTATGTTCCAACTACGACTGGATGGAACCCCCAAGACGCTTCATACCTTGTAGACGAGTTTTACCTTCCTATTCGCACAGTCAAAAGTTACGCTGAAGACAAGGGGTGGAATAAAGAAGCTATTAACAAAATCGAAGCCCTAGAAAACATTGACCTCAATGCCAAAGAAATAGATACCCGTAAGGATGAGCGTGAAGGGATTCAAAGGCTTCAATCCACCAACGAACTTGTGAAGATTCATGAAGGGTATGCGTGGTATGACATAAATGATGATGGAGTAGACGAAAAGTGTGTTGTGACAAAAGCGGTGGATTTTGGATTAATCCTTAGGAAAATCACTAATCCGTTCCATAGCGCAAAGATACCATTTGTTAAATTCTTTTATGAATTGACTGATGACAGGTGGTATGCGCATAGGGGATTGTGTGAGATTATAGAAGATATTGTTAAAGAGATAGACATACAACACATGCAAAAAATCGATTACGGAACTTTGGTCAATTCGCCTATGTTCATGTTTCGAGCAGGACAGGTAGGTGAGAATACAACTCAATTCCTCTTTGGACAAGGTATCCCTGTACAAGGCATGCAGGACTTGAAAGATATCCTTCAACCTCTTAATGCACATAATCCCAATATAGAACTTTCTTACGAAAGAGAGCAACTCCTTCTTGAAACCAAGGTGGAGGAACTCATCGGTCAGATAGATTCATCCCTCCATAGTATTATTAACAGACGCCAACCGCGAACAGCAACGGAAGTCTCCCAGCAAGCTCAATCTATGAATCAGGTGTTCAGCTTGGACGCCGATCTGTACCGAGAGTCCTTCACTGAACTAATAAATTGGATTTGGGAACTCGATAACCAGTTTGGCAGTGAAGAAATCAAATTCTCTTACTTCGGTCCGGAAGGGTTTGAAGACATTAAGATGAGTCGAGAAGAAATCCAAGGAAAATACAAAATTGTCCTAAGAGGAAATGACCAGAACACAAATCCTGTCGTGAGACAAAACAAAGCATCATTTGTGCTTGAGGACACCTATCAAGCATTTCAGCTTGGGCTTGCTGCTCCTCAAGCAGTAATGGCGGCCAGAGCAAGGGCATATCAAGAACTCGAAGTGGAAGGTTGGGAAGCATTCGTACAACCACCTCCTCCTCAAGGCCCTCCCCCGGATGACATAAAAGTATCAATGGAAGACCTTACCGAAGCGGAACAAATGCAGACTCTTCAAAAACGTGGTATCCAACCAGACCCACGTGGTCGTCAGGTTAGGAAAACACAAGAACTTGACGAAAAAGAAGCCAAAGAACTTATTGAAGCGGTTAAGGCACTAAAAACAGGAGGAGCAAATGCAGGACCAGGATAATACAACATATCATGATGAATTAACCAGAATTCTAGGTGGGATGAGCCAGGAGGATTTAATAGACCGTATTAAGATGTGTCAGGAAGTAGTTGATAAACTTAATGACGACCCTATTTGGAAAGTTGTCCTCAAAGACACGAAAATGTGGGTACAACGCCTTGACTCAAAGTGGCAGGAAGTATATGATGAAAAGAGCCTTGCAAATCTTCGTGTTTTGAAGTTAGCTTATAAACATCTTGAACAGCTTCCAGCTAAGTATAAGGAAGACCTGAAAGCAGCGCAAAAGGCACTTGATTCCTTGAGAAACACGGATAGCAGTGTGCAAAAGGATTATGACCTTGAAACTAAAGTGGAGGCAACATAATGCCGTTCAAAAGTGAGAAGCAACGTAAGTACCTGTTTAAGAATAAACCAAAAGTAGCGAAGAAATTCGCCAAACATAGTAAAAAGAAAAAGGGGGGAAAAAAGAAATGAGCCCAACAACTCCTCCAGCAACAATACAAGAAGTACCGCAACAACCGTCAAATTTTCAGCCCGGTGACAACAAACGCCTTGCAGACTTGATTTATGGTGAGGTAGGCAGTCTTGGGGAGAAAGAGATGAGAATGGTAGGAAGCACTGTACTTAACCGTATGGAGTCAGGAAGGGTAAATGAGTTTGGTGCGACAGTTGAAGNCGTCATCAACTCACAGAATTCTCCTTACTATGCAGCCTTACAAAATTCCGAACAGTACCAGCAGGCTGTTACGGGAAAGTTCCCTGACGATGATAGTGAAAGAAGATATAAAAAAGNCCTGCAAATTGCAAATGGGCTTATTCGAGGTTCTATCCCCCGGCACAACAGTATGTTCTTTCTTGAAGGCAGAGAAGTTTCCGGCCAAAAAAGAAAGAAAAAAGGCGGTATGAATTTCAAGCTCTTGGAAGACACTGGTAAAGTAGGAAAATACCATACTTTCAAGTACAAGTAACCCTCGCCCCACTCACGGGTCGTAAAATAGGAGAAAAGAATGGTAGACGAACAGGAAACACAATCAGAACCAACGGGTGAACAGCCTCAGGCCATCCCTCCTGAGGAGAGTATCGAACAACCGGCAGTACAAGAACAGACGGAGCAAACTTCGCCGGATGCTCCACAGGCTGAACCTGAGACAGAATCCACACCGTCGCCGGAAACTCCACCGGCTCAACAAATGGATGTAGACGAGATGGGGGTTCCGTGGAAAAACCGTTACCACGAGTCTCAGCGGAAACTGGATAAGGTCCTTGAGCAACAAGATGCCTTGTTACAAAAAGTTGACCAAACTCAGGGCCAAAAAGGAGGAGAGTATTCAATCGAGGAACTCGAAGCCTTCGCGGAGACCACCGACAACGATGGTCATAGGCGATGGGCTAAGAGTGAGATTCGCAAGTTACAAAAAGAAGAGTCAACTAAGGTTATCCGCACCGAGATAGATATGTGGAAACAGGAACAGATGGCTGAGAAAATACGCAGTGACGCACTTCAAACTGTCATGTCCCGACATCCTTCGGCTTTCAAAAAGAATGCACAAGGGCAATTCACGGGTTGGGATGCAAATTCCCCACTCGCGCAAAGTATCGCCCAGTATATGCAGGATCCTGAAATCAAGGATAATCCACGTGGTCTATTGGTTGCTACAGCAATGGCATTTCAAGATGTTGCTGCTCAAACTACCACTCAGGCGGCAGCCAAAGTGACTAAACTCAACAGTGAGAAAAAGGACTTGCAGAAGAAAACCTTGACCGAAGGTGGTGGGGTAAGTTCTCCCCCAGCATCAAAGACTCCTACTTCAGCAGCCAAAGAGAAGTTAGCAACCTCTGGCTCTATTAAAGACGGCGCAGCCGCGATGAAAGAGATACTCAAATACGCGTGGCCGAATNNAAGAGGACTAATAGAGGAGGTGAAAAGATAAATGGCTCAAGCATTTTGGAGCGCAGATGAAGCAGTACGTGAAGACCTGCTGGATGTATTAACCAACCTGTCACCTACGGATACTCAGTTAATCACTGGGTTAGCTGTAAGTTCGGCAAAGTCACGTCGGCATGAATGGCTTACGGACACTTTTAGGCGCGGTTAAGACTAACGCGTATGCTGAAGGTGCGGACGCATCATTTCCGACATTGACCAACCCGACAAGGTTGCTCAACTACACCCAAATCTTCCGGCAAGGATACCAAGTATCCGATACCGAAAGAGCGGTTAACACTGCTGCGTTTTAACGACCGTTTTGCCTACGAAGGAATTAAAGCCCTTAAGATGCTCAAGAATGACATGGAGTTTGCTGTCATGAGAGGATCACTGGCTTGTTCCGTCGCAGACACGACTACTGGTCAAATAGAGGGTATCAAGAACTGGCTCTCCATTACGACTTCACAATCCGGGGTATCGTTAAGTGAACTTATTCTTAATGATTACTTCCAGAACGTGTGGGACAATGGAGCAGAGGTTGATGCTGTCTATACAGGTATGGGACTTAAGAGACGAATCTCTGGGTTCACTGCCGGCACGACCAAATTCACCAAAGTTGAGGACAAACGTCTTATCAACATGGTGGACGTGTATGAAGCAGACGCAGCGCGTGTTGTTAAACTCTTCGCTCACCGGCACGTGACGATCTCCGGCGACACGAACGAGGACATCGTGGGTCTTCAAGAGGACCTATGGCGTATCGCGTATCTCCGCCGACCATTCGAGAGAGAAATCCCTCGGACGGGTGACGCCACCAAAGGTGAGGTTGTTGCTGAAGCAACGCTCGAGTGTTTACACCAATACGGTGGATTCCGAGGCGAAGCGCACGACTAATCGTTAGGAAGGGGCATGGCATTGTGTCCCTTCCACTCCTTTTGATTATGACTTTTATAAAACTTACAGATAAGATGGACGCAGCAAGAGCGGTAATAAATACGTGGCTGAAAGACCAATCTGTTTACTGCAATCACTGCAACCTCGATTCAAAGTACTTCCTCGCAAGTGAATCCTGTTGTGAAAACCCCCAAATCGGCAGAAACATAGACCACATGATGGGTGGAGTCAAACAGAACAGAATCATACGTGAAATCGCTAAAAACGAATACGGTTCTACCAAGGACAAAACCCTAAGATATGCAGTCAGTATGCCTCCACGTCTTCTCATGACTTTGGAGGACTATTTCGATAAGCACGACGAAAAACTATTTAATGACAACAAAGAACTGCACAAATTTATGAAGGCATTCCCGGCACTGTGCACGTGTAAAGTAATTTAAAGGAGAAAAAATGAAACTGTCCCTTGCCGTGATTGCAAAAGACGAGAAGGACCAAATCCTCCGTATCATTAATGACTATACCAAGTATTTTGATGAACTTGTTTTCCTCTTAGATGATAAGAAGTTGTATAATGAGTTAAACAAGTCTCCCGAAGAGAAGGTCAAGTTCTTCCTCTACGAAAGAAACGAAGAAGAGAAAAAGGTCAACCACATCTTCTTTGACAGGAAAAGGAATGAACTCACCAAACTCATCAAAGGAGAGTACTACTTACGCCTCGACACCGACGATAAGATAATCAATCCTGATAATGTCCGCTCCATTGCCCAACGCGCCCAACAGCAAGGAATCAACATAGTCTATTGTTGGTATGAATATGCCAAGGATATCCACGGCAATGTCCATGCGGCACACTACCGTGAGACCATTGTCCGTGTGACTGACGACCTCTACTGGAATAAAAGAATCCATGAGAACATCATCCCCAAAGAAACTTCACAACACAGGTATGTCATTGAAGACTCTATAAAGATTGAGCATATGATTACGCACGAGAAGGCTCTGGCGTCAGGGGGCAGAAACCTCAAATACCTTATAGAAGAATACACATCCGATCCAGAGAATTGTGACCCTCGTACCTTGGCTTACCTTGGGCGTATGCTTTTTGACAGGGATCTTACGAAGAGTCAGTTCTTCCTTGAAAAACATATCCACTCCTCTGGATGGGACGAAGATAGGTATATGTCTTGGTGCCTCTTGGCTGAGGTAATGAATAAGAAAGGAGAGTTTAAGGATGCTTTAGGTTGTTGTTTTGAAGCCTTGGCTGAGAGGCCTGATTACCCGGATGCATACTTAAAGTTGCATAGTATTTACATTGACCATGAGGATTGGCCGAAAGCCATCATATGGGGGAACATAGGTCTACAGACGCCTATGCCCAAGACCTTTATGTTGACTGACCCCTCATCATATACTTGGCGCCCTATGCTTTCGATGGCATATGCGTACTATCAGACAGGAAAGTACGAGGATGCGTGGAGACTCTTTAACACGGTCAAGAAGCACTGTCCTACGGGGGAACTCATCAAAAAGAGTGAACAAATCTTCGGTGAAGCCATGGCGCGTAAGAAATATACCGACCACTTTATGTGGCTCTTTGATTTCCTTAAACAAAAGGAACCACAGAAACTCCAAAAGTTCTTTGAAGCCATTCCCACAGAGTATGACGACCATGAGGGGCTTATGACCTTAAAACATATGTCCACACCACCAAAGAAATGGCCTGAGAAGTCTGTCGTGTTTTATTGTGGCAAAGGTACTGCTGATTGGGCAGATCCTTCGGTCATACGGGGCATTGGTGGAAGTGAAGAAGCAGTAATCTATCTATCAAGAGAACTTGTAAAGTTAGGGTATGAGGTAACTGTTTTTTGCCGATGCGGTAAACTTGAAGGAAAGTATAATGGAGTGCAATATCTCAATCATTACAAACTCAACCCACGTGACACCTTCGATACCTTTTTTGCATGGCGCACAAATCTCTTTCAAATGAACCCAATCAAAGCACATAAAAAATATGTGTGGCTCCACGATGTGCCTCAGCACGGTCAATTCAGTAAGGACAAGGCCAATGAGTTTGACAAAGTTATTGTTCTCTCACAGTACCACAAGTCATTACTTCCTGACTTCATACCAGAGGATAAGATATATGTTAGTACCAATGGACTTAATGTGGTAGATTTCAAAGGACTCAATAACCTACAACGTCAACCCAATCGGCTTATCTATGCTTCATCGTATGACAGAGGATTGGAAGAGTTGCTTAGTGGTTGGGCTGATGTTAGAAAAGCAGTCCCGGACGCCGAACTCCACATTTTCTACGGATGGAACACCTACAAAGAACTCATCAAACTCGTAGGTTCAAATCGAAGTGACGACTTTGTTCAGAAGATGGAAGCCCTGATGAAACAACCCGGAGTGTTCGAACACGGTAAGGTAGGTCATAAAGACCTTCTCAAAGAATACGCAAGGAGCCGTATTTTTGCTTACCCTTGCAAGTTCATCGGAGAAATAAACTGCATCGCCCTCACGAAAGCCATTGCTACGGGGTGTATTGCTGTCACGAATGACTTTGCCGTTCTGCCCGAGAGAAACCCACACAAAGTCTTTACAAACGACAAGTTTATTGAAGGAGTCATCGAGGAGTTACGCCACCCCACTTCCCCTCGCCCTGACTTGTCCAAATATATAGAGGAAAACTCTTGGGAGGAGGTGGCTAAAGCATGGTCAGGTACATTACTGACGAATACGGAATAAAGCGTTTTGACTTTAAAACCTTAGAAGATTATAAGGAAGTATATAAGTCAGACAAGCCTGTATATCCAAATATTGATTTGGATACCAGAACCATCCGAAACAACTACAGGTGGAAAATCGTGACCGAACTCATAAAAAGTTCCGGCATGGATGACATCATCGATTTTGGTTGTGGCGATGGTGGGCTTTGTTTTCTTCTTGAAAGGTTGAACTTTTCTTGTGACGGTGTGGAGATTGACCCTGTAGTTGCAAAGGCCAATCAAACTCTTGCGAGGGGATGGGGAAGTAAATGCAGGTTCTTTTCCTCTTCTATTGAAGAGTTTACAACACAAAAGTTGTATAACATTGCTCTTGTACTTGACGTCTTTGAACACTTCCTTAACTGGAAAGTAGCCATGAAGTCTATCGAAGCGTGTGTACAAAAAGGCGGTCTTATCATTATTACCACTCCTGAGATTGACGGAACTTTCGGGTGTAAAGATAACAGTGCACATCATATTAACCTGCATTCTGAAGAGAGCCTTGTACAGTGTTTTCCTGACAAACAAATTAAGTGTTTAGAAACTATGGGTGACATTATATTTCTAATGTACGAAAGGTAGGTAAATATGAGATTTAAAAATAGAAATTGTATTGTGACCGGGGGGACAGGGTTTATAGGAACACACCTGTCCAAGAAATTGATTGACGAAGGGGCTAAGGTTCTTGTTGTTAGTACACACCTTACCGACGATAATGGAAATATCAAAAATGTAGACTACCATGAGTGCGACATACGCGATATTGAAGCCCTTAAGTTTTTGTTTCGTGGTATTGATACTGTCTTTCATATGGCTGCTCTCCCTCGTATCCAATGGTGTATCAAAGACCCTATTGAATGTCACGACATCAATGCCACAGGCACTCTTAATGTTCTTGAGGCAGCACGGTCATGTGGCGTTAACCGTCTTGTCAACTCATCAAGTTATTCTCTTTATGCCCCCGGCACACCTTATTATGTGGCTAAGTTATGTGCGGAAGAGTACGCAACTTTATACAGTAAATTATATGGTCTATCAACTATATCTCTTAGGTATGCTACTGTTTATGGAAGCGGTCAAAGTAAGAAAGGTCCCAACCCAAATGTCATTGCTTCCTTATCCAAATCGAAAGAAGAAACAGGTAGGCTTTGGATTACAGGAGACGGTACACAGTCTCGTGACTTTACTCATGTAAGCGACATTGTTGAAGCTAATATCCTTTCTGCCTTAAGTGACTGGTGTGGTGTGCTTGACATCTGTACGGGAGTCAATACTCCTCTTATTGAAGTAGCCAAATACTTTGACTGCCCCATTGATTTTATTGACGAAGCTAGAGGAGATGAAAAGCACGTAGAGGCTTGTCCCAAAGAGGCAAAGCAAGTCCTTGGTTGGGAAGCTAAGGTACCCCTTGAGGAGGGCATTAAAGATGTCATTGGGACAGTGTAATCCACAGGGTAAACTCCTCTGGCACCTTGACAGAATCTCAGAGTGGCAGACTACAGGCAAGACAAGCCCTATCGTATTTGAGATTGATCCTTCAAACAAATGCAACCAAGATTGTCCTTGGTGCTCCTTCCGAAAACTCAGAAGTGAATCCAATGTGATAATGTGTTGGGAAACCATGAGGAATCTTCTTGAGAATATGAAAAGGATGGGAGTCAAAGCTATCAATTGGACAGGTGGTGGTGAGCCTATGATCAATCCTCATTTTCTTGATGGTGTAAAGTATGCTGAGGTGTTGGGTTTTGACCAGGGGATTTTTACAAATGGTCAACTCCTCACTCCAAAGAAAGCTGACGTAATGGCCGAGTTGATGACATGGATTCGTTTCTCTCTTGACGCAGGATGTCCTGAGGACTACACCAGAGAGCACGGAACGACAGAGAAAGCCTTCTTCAAAGTTATTGAAAATATTAAATACCTTTGTTCCATCAGGGACCGTTGCACAGTAGGAGTGGGCTTCATTATAACCAAGGAGAATTATGAAGGTATAGAAAAAGCTACGCGGATTGCCAAGAAGGCTGGCGCGGACTATATTCAATTGAAACCTGTGGCTTATCGTCCTGGAGAAGAACAAATGAACCCTCAGTTCATCAGGACATATATTATGCCTCAAGTCAATTTAGCTACATTTTTAGGAGACAAAAACTTCAATGTTATGGTTACAGGCTACCGCTTTGACGATATGATGAGTCCAGAGGGTAATTACGGCCGAAACTATAAGAAGTGCCTCTCACATCACTTTCAAGGCGCGGTCGGTGCTGACTCAAAGGTCTACCTCTGTGACCATCATAAAGGAGTAAAGGAATACGAACTTGGTGACTTAACAGAAAATTCCTTAAAAGAAATATGGGCTAGTGATAAGAGGAAGAAATGTATTGAACGGTTAGACAATACTGATTTGTCTCAATGCCAAATCTGTTGTAGAAATCACGAAACCAATAAATTCTTATGGAATGTTGTACACCCTAAGAAAGAAATGCATCCAAACCATATATGAATTGCGGTCAGTGTAAAAGAAAAATACGCAGAAAGTGGCCTAACATATTATTGTTAAAATCAATGTATCTGTACATGTGTCAAAGATGCGTGGATACGGTGGTGGTTTGGAGGAGTTTAGATTATGAATGAAGAGTACTGGAAGAATTTTTATAAAACCCACACGACCAGAGAACCGAGTTCATTCGCAAGATTTTGTTTGAAATATATTAACAAGGAAGTCGTTGATGTAGGGTGCGGAGACGGTAGAGACTCATACTACTTTGCTAAAAACGGTGTTTATGTTCATGGAATAGATAAGGCAACAAAACCTAAGAAAGCCCACAATGTCACATTCCATCAGACAGATTTTCGCAAGGTTGAGTTCTGTAAAATACCTGTGTATGCTAGGTTCTTTCTTCATGCTATCTCCGGCACCGCAGTAAGGAAGTTGATTAATAAGTGCAATAGTATAGTGATGTTTGAGTTTAGAAATACTGGAGATGTTCCTACCATTTATACAAACCATGAGCGGAATATGGTTGATGGTTTGAATATAGTAGAGGATTTACGAAAAAGAGGCTTTAAGATATTATGGTACCAATTAGATCGTGGTCTAGCCAAGTTTAAAGGAGAAGATCCTTTAATATGCAGAATCGTAGCAAGGAAGGAACATAAATGAAAGTAGGTGCAGTCACATTAGCATACAACGACGAGGGCACAATTGCCGGGACGATTAAGTGCCTCAAACCCTTTGTTGACAAACATGTCGTATTGATTTCCGAAGTCCCCTACTTTGGTGAGCCTGCTCTTCCAGACAAAACGGAAGAAATTTGTAGGGCTTTAGGGGTTGAGATTGTTAAGGGAGAGTGGCCACTTGACCATATGCAAAGGAATGTAGGAAATATTATGTCTGGCTGTTGTGACTGGATTCTCGGGTTTGATAGTGACGAAATGATTACTCAAGAAGATGGAGAAAAGTTAATGGATTTTCTTAAGAACGCTGAAGCAGAAGCGTATGGTTTTCATCCCATTGTTTATTGGCACAACACCGATTATGTCCTAAGTCCCAAACCAGACTACAACCCTATTATGGCAATGCGTCCTGATGTTCGTTTCACTTATATAAGAAACATAGACCGCGTCTTTGTGCGATGCCCCATTACAATTCATCACCTTTCTTGGTGTGCTCCAAAGGACATCTATAAAAAGGTTATGCATTACGCCCATGCTACCGACTTCGATGGAGCGAAATGGTACAAAGAAAAGTATGTGAGTTGGTGCGAGGGGAAGGTGGCGCATTTGCCTACAGGGGAGTTTGAAACCGTCAAAGCCCCTTTACCCAAAAAACTAAAGGAGTATCTAAATGTCTCACACACCTGAACATCTACGGACAGATGAAGTCCTCAACAAAGTTATGCATGAAGAGTTTCTCCCCCTCGTCAATGGCCGTCCTATCGGTATTATCGCTCCGGGGCGTACCCTCAAAGCCTTAGACGATAATATAGAGTTGTTTCGCAAAGTTGACCTTTGTTGGGGCACACTCAACCACCACCCTGATGCCGCAACGGTTCTTGGCAAGATAGGCAAGAAATGTGAATTTATGTGTTCTTATCCCGACCCTTACAGGAATCAGCCTTTTGACGGTCTCCTCATGAACAAAGCACAATCCCGTGGTTCAACTGGTCAGGAGTTTCTTATGCAGTGCATTGCTGCCAAGTTACCTGTTCTCATCCTTTGTTTTGGTTACGAGGGGAATACTGGTAAGGAAGGCGAAGCATATTATAAAGGGCGCAATCGTCATGCCTATTTAGACCAGTATATCAAAGACACTATAACTTTTAATACAACTTTCCCCTCTGTTGAAGAACGTGCTCCTACACGCATCTATCAAGCCTGTCCTGGTTCTTTGATAACGACTATGGAAAACATATCCATTCAGGAAGCCCTCAAACTCGCCAAGAAGGAGTTAAGGAAATGCTGGAAGTAAGTGTAATGTTCCCTGTGTACATCCCCTCGCCACGGCACAAGGAAATGACAGACGCTAATCTTTTGATTGCAAAGGCATACGTACAAGACGCTGATGTCGAGTGGATTATCGTCGAGACAGAATCTCAATACTATCTAAACGATGCTGATGTTTACATTTATGAAAAGATGCGTACAACTCCTAATATATCTATGAATAGAGGGTTTTCTGCTGCAAGGGGAAAATTTGTTATTTTTCTTGCAAACGATGTAAAGGTATGCAATAATTGGGTTGAGAAGATGTTAGAGTGTTTTAAAAAGCATTCTGACTGCGGCCTCGCCTCGCTCGGCAACAATGAGCACAATGACCCGATTGACGACGTAATCGTTGAGGAAGGTCAACGGTTCTTCTTCTCGGTGAGTATGATGCGCCGGGAGGATGCTTGGTATGATCCGCAGTATACGTTCATCTTTGATGATACAGATCTTATTTACCGGCTCCACCTTAAAGGAAAGAAATACTACAAAAACCTCTCCGGCCATATCTATCACCCACCACATACGACACTTGGACCAGCAGGCGGTAACATCGAAGAATACAAAAAGTGCCGAAATATTTTTAAAGAAAAGTACAAGGCTCATGCAGCCGACCCCTTATACCAATTGTTTGTAGGACTTGACATATGATAGAAATCTGGACGGAGGAACTTCCTCCAAGCTGGAGATGGCATCCAGACAAGTTTTGTGGGGGGACAATCGAGTTTGTTGTTGAAACCGCTAAGGTTCTTTCTAAAATGGATGATGTAATGGTTTACTATGATGGTCAAACCTGCAACAAAGGAACCATTTACTATCTTCCCCGTGAGGAGTTTGAAGGAGGTGATATTGTCCTTTCCTGCAACTCTCATGCTCCAAAACGAGGGCGTCATTCAATCTATTGGAACACTTGGTATAAGGCGAAAAGGGAACAGTGTCATGGCTACAAGGAACACATTGTGCTTTCTCCATATCATCAAAAACTTTTTGGTGTGGATAGCCGTATTGTACCTTTGTCTTGTTGGCCTGACAAGTATAAAGACCCCGTCAAAGTTAAAGGGCGTTGCCTCTTCGCCTCTTCCCCGGACAGAGGGGAAGAATTTCTCAAATCTATTTGGGATGAAGTCAAGAGTGAAACAGGAGCCGAACTCATCTCAGTGTACGACCCCGAATTGCCGAAGGACGAATTAGATGAACTATATAGGTCAAGTGAGTTTTGGTTGCACCCAGGGCAAGGCATTGAACTCTTTTGCATCTCCGCCGTGAAAGCACAGGTTGCAGGATGTATTCCGGTTGTGGTACCGAATATGGCTCTTGAAACGACAGTAAAATTCGGAGTTAAGACTACGCTAGAAGCGTACAAGGACGATTTGATAAAAGCAATTAAGAAACCGCCTCCAGTTTCCGAAGTAAATTTTGGAAGTTGGGAAACAGTCACGAAGGAACTCTTTAAAAACACTGATGTATTTTCGGAGGTACTGGCATAATGGGACGAGACTTTTCAGTAATCAAAACAAATGTAGGGAACAATGTGGGAGACACAGCGTCGACTACATTAACTCTTATTGGCACATATGTAAATAAAAGGTACTTCCAAATCCTCCGTTCAATTAATTGGCGGTACATCAATGAAGATTATACGATTACTCTTGTTGCTGGTACACAGGATTATACTCTTCCTACGGATTTTGCAACTGAAGTATACGCTGTGGATGTTACAGACCAGAACGAGTTGGCGGCAGTATCGTTACAAACTCTTGCGGAAAATTACCCCGGCGACCTCACCACACAGGGAGCGGTAGACCGGTATACTGTTTTTACGAAAGATGATGGCAGCAAGATTGTTCGGTTCCATTATGTTCCATCAAAAGCAGCCACAGTAGATTTCCCTTACATTGTCAAACCATCCGCCCTAAGTGCTGATACAGACCAACCCATACTTGACTTGGAAGATATTATAGAGACTGGTGCTACGGCTGATTTGTATAGGCGTAAGAGGGAGTTTGCTAAGGCTAAAGATATGGAAGTCCTCTTCCAACAGATGTTGAGTGAGTATGTTTGGGAGCATATAAACCAAAAGAATGTAGTCCATCAGTTCAAACCAACAGTATTTAACAGAGATAACCTTATATGACCTTAACTAAAGTACGAGACTTGGCTAGACGATTGAATGCACCAGACCACCCTCTTGCAAACATAGTCCGTAACGATATGTCCGGTGGCATGAATTCCCGTGTACATCCTACAAAACTCCAACAGAATCAAGGAGCAGTCTTTTCTAATATTGATGTTGAAACTAGAGGAGAGCGTAAGAAGAGACCAGGAAGTGTTTTAATAGGGGATGATGTAGGAGATGTTTCACCGGCCGTATTGGCTAATTATGAAATCCAGGGCGCAACTGACCAATTCCTTATGTGGGAAAACACTACACTTTGGAAATGGACAGGAGGTGCGTCGTGGAGTGCTCTTGCTACATTTCCCACACAGTGTACCGATGTCGGAATTATTGTCGGCAAGAAAAGTGGTATCTCTCCTGACGATGTTGCTCTTGTTTTAACTGACCAGAACGATAAGTTTACTGTAGAAAGTGACGGTACTATTGTAAATGGTTCTTCTGCTTCTCTTGCTCCTCAGAACACCACAGTAGGGGCTTGGTATGGTAACAGGTTTTGGACACTTAATAATGACTTACTTGAGTATAGTGACGCATATCCAGCTGACCCACTCAACGCCTTCAACAATGCAGACTTTCGTATTCCTGTGGGAGAAGAAAGGGCAATTGTTCCCACTCGTGACCTTGGCATGATTATATTCGGTAAACAGGCTGTATGGGCTTTGGCTCCTTCTGCTACTCCAGCGGCAACGGACAAACCCGAACCCATTGTCACCTCTTATGGTGCGGTATCAAAACAGGGTGTAGTACCCGTTGGCGATGACATTTACTTCTTCGCCCAAGACGGTCTTAGAAGTCTTCAAAGAACTGTACAGGATAAACTCCAAGCTGGTGCCTCATTTCCGATAAGCCATCCCTTGAAAGATGAGTTTGACGAAATCTCCTGGGCAAATATCTCCAATCTCTCAATGGTCTACTTTGTACAATAAGGTATTCGTGACGGTGCCCTTGACTTCGACAACATATAAGACTTGGATTTATTATCCTGCACTCAATTCATTTGTTGTCATGGAAGANATTCACCCGTCTTGTTGGGGCAAGTACAAAATAAAGCGGTGAGGAACGACTCTACTATGGTAAGGAAGGACAAGGAAAGGTATACCGCGGATGGAACGGCTTTACTGATGAAGGCACCACTACAACTGATGGNACAGCAATTACCTGGTTCTGAAGAAGGACGAGAGGAAGACTTTGACCAACCTCAACTTAAGAAGGAAGGCGGAGAAATTGAGGTGGAGGCCATCGCAGTAGGTGGATCCTTCTCTCTTACAATCTCTGCTCGAATTGATGGTGGCGACTATACAACCCTTGGCACAATGGACTTGGAAAGTGCATCAGCACCTACACTACCCGTGAGTTTGCCTTTTAATTTGTCTGATGCTTTTGTTGTCCGACAAAGGTTTTCTTTGGATAATTTTGGTGAGTTTCGTACTCTCCAAGTCAAATGGGAAAACTCCGATACAAATACAGAAGATATCAAAGTCCAATCAGTAAATTATATTAGCAACCCATTACCATACCAGCGAGGGTAATATGGCAACAGGAAATGTAATCAATCAAGCAGAATTTCAGAAAGACCCAGTAAGTGAAACGCAGTTTGAAGACCGCTATGGTCGTAAGACAGAAGTTTTTAAGGCGATTACATTAGGCGAAGAAGGGGTTGTAAACAAGGTCACTGTGCATGTTATTGAAGATGACCAGAAGTATACAATTACAGAGTATCTTAAGAAAGACCAAACCACAGACTATGTTCTGTCCGGTAAAGAAGACGAACCTCGTAAGTACAAAGACTACTTGTCTGCTGAGGTTTTTGTTGCCGATTTGATAGGGCAAAGGAAAAGGGAAAAAATAAATGTCAACATTAAGTAAAGGATACACCTTTGGTGCAACTGAGTCGGTCACAAATACAAAACTGCATAACCTTGTTGACCTAGGGTCTATATCAGATATAGTCGACGCTGATGTTTCCGCTAGTGCTGCAATTGACTCATCCAAACTTGACCTCACCTCAGCAGGTTATCTCACAACAGGAGGAAATTTTGATGTAACAGGAAAATATTCCTTCCGTGACTTGAGTTGGCTTAACCTATCGTCTCTTGCCTCTATTAATGACGCACGGATTGAATCAGCTATGATTACTTCCTTAATGTCTATAGGAGAGGCTTATGCTAATCAGCTTGATACACCGCTTGCTTATATCTATTCTCTAGCCAGTATTGCTAACCCTCTTCATTACAGTGCTATTGTTGCTTCATTGGCATCAGGAGCCCAAGTCAGTTATGATGGTGCAGATAGGCTTGTTGGAGCTGCTGCGTCGAGCACAACTGGTGTAGAGGTGTTTACAAGTGATGGCACTTTTACTGCTCCTGCTGGTGTTACCAAAGTTTATCTTACGATGTGGGGTGCTGGCGGTGGGGGTGGTGGAAGCAAGGATGGTGGAGTAGGTGGTGGTGGCGGAGCAGGTGGAAGTTATTTAATAAATATTCCTTACACTGTAGTTCCAGGCAATCCTTATGATGTGCAAGTAGGGGTTGGAGGTGCTGGTGGAATTCAAAATACTGGAGACGGGGGAACTGCTGGTGAGGCAAGTATTTTTGATGCAACCTTAACAGCTCGTGGGGGAGATTATGGAAGAAGAAGTGGTCATATTACTGAACCTGGGAAAGGCGGTGTAGCCGCAACAACGGATTTTGATGCAGGTTCTCCTCCAAGCGGTGGAACTACAAGTGATTTTCCTTCTGGCTCAGGAGCAGATGAGAGTGGTGGGGTAGGTGGTGGCGGTGGTGGAACGATTCTTGGCTCAGGTGGTGATGGTGGGGCAACAAATGAGAATGGCGATGATGCACCTGTAGCAAATACTGGAGCTGGGGGTGGCGGTTCAGCACAAAATGGTTCTGGGCGTAATGGTGGTGCTGGTAGTGATGGTTTAGTTATAGTAATGTACTAAGGAGGATATTATAGACGGTGGAGATTGGTTAGCAATAACTTTAATTATAATAATCCCTGCAATTCTAGCCTTTATGGCTAAAAGGAACAAATAAATGGCAAGTGCAACATTATCAATAACAAAGGGCTACACCTTTGGCTCAACAGAACTCGTGACCAATGCGAAACTGCATGGTCTCGTCGACGACGCAACTTTTACAAACGAGGTTGCTTCCGATGGTACGACAGGGGGGACAGGTTCGGCTGGTGCAGGAAACCAATACTTTGAATTAACTGTAGGAGCCAATACATATAAGGTATTACACGATGGGACGGTATAATGAGTAGGGTAACCTCACAAGATATGGATGAAATCGCAGAGTTTGTTATTGCTCACTATAGTTTCAAGGCAACCGAGTGGAAACAAATCCGATGGCTTATTGCACAGCACGCAGAGTATGATACAATGATGGTAGTAAGGGATGACAAGGAAGAAATCGTTGCTGTTGCTCGATGGAATATCCTCCCCAATGGCACTGATATGGTAATCCTTGACGTTATTATTCGCCCTGACCATAGGCACGGAGATTTGAATCATCGAATGATACTTAAAGGCCTTGATATGTATCCAAAAGCAAAAAACATAATGTACGAACGTCGCGACAAGGGTCGTGGGTTTGTTAAAATACCAATTAGTAGGTTTCTTAAAAGGAGGTTCTAAAATGGGTGGTGGTGGAGAAACAAGGACAACAACACAAATTATACAACCGACTCCTCCGCCTCAACCATCTACGGCTGAGGCAATTCAGGAGTACGTAAAATCTTTGCCTCAGATTTTTCAGGCACAACTTGAGTTTGCACCTAAGGAGGCTCAACAACAACTTGACATTGCACAGCAGTTTGCTTTGCCTTTTGCTCAGATTGCGAAGGACGCACAGTCAACACTATTCCCTGAGACAACTGCAATTCAAGAGCAACTTGCACAGGAGGCACGTAGGACTATAGAGGAAGGTGCCCCAGAGAGTTTCCGAAACAGGTTTCGTGATGAGTTTAAAGCGAATCTTGGAACCAACGTAGGAAGTCCTATTGGTGCTGAGGCTACAGCCCGTGCAGTTGCAGATTTGGATGAACAATTTAGAGCTAATGCACGTAATACCGCGTTGAGTTTGGCAGGACGACAGCCTCTTGCACAACCCCAAACGCCAGGGTTTACTAATCAACTTCAGCAAATAAGTCCTGTAGACGTGTTGAACTTTAGGTCACAGAACTTCAATACCTTTGCACAGGCGTCAAGACCACTGATTGGACAGAATAGTGTTGGAAGAACAAGTGCTCGATATATACCTGACTTTAATTTTGGGGCTAATTTCCAAACAAGTTAAGGAGGATTGAGATGGCTAGTAGTGTAGGAGTAAACTTTGACATACCGATAACTAAGAAGGCTAGGGATAGAATACGTCAGGAGAGAGAGCAGAAAGAAGCCGAAGAAAAAGTCCGATCAGCCTTGCTCAACTCTATAAAGATCAGACATCGTGAACTGTTTGATGAATTTGGTTTTACTAAAAACACCTCTCTTAAGGATATTCAAGCTGCTTTGGGTACTGGAGAAACCCTTAATAAACTCAATAGTCTTAAGGCTCTTGATCAGTTTCGTCAAGAAAGAGCAGCAGCCCCTACAGGCGGTGTGCGACCTCCTGGTGGTGTACAACCTCCAATAGATCCTAGTACCTTAGTACAAGCCGCAGACCAATTAGGTGTTCCTCCAGAACTCCAACAAAGTCGTCCTCTTATTAACCCTAGAGGGCGTGGGATTATTCCAGAGAGTATTCCTACAAAGTTTGCTAGCGAAGGCATTTCTGATATTCAAAAGGAAAATATAGACATTACAGGAGAAAGAATAAAAAAGGATGATGAACGCCTCAGAAAGATAAAGGAGAACCAACAGAATAAAACAAAGCAGACAACAAAAACCTTAGCTGGACTTCATACAGGAAACAAAGCGTATGCAAGTGCTGTTACAGAAGGTGTGGAGTTTCTTGCTTCTCACGGCGTTAATGTAGACCCTTCACGAGGGATTGAAGGTAAGATATTTTCCTACGCTAATCCACTTATTGCTAAATTAGGGTACAATAAGTTCTTTAACTCTTATGAGGAAGGTATCCGTGCAGAGTTACCTCCTGAACTTGCTAAGACTCTTGGTGGGCAGGGGACGGGTGTACGTATTGGTATGGCTATTATCAATACAATGAAGCAGACCCTTGGAAGGCTTAGTGGTAACACTGTTGCTGAAGTGGCTGAACAGCAAATCCAAACAGCGACACAAACATGGAGGAAGTATTTAGTAGAACAGACAGATACACAAGGAAACTTTAAATATTCTCCTGAAAATGTTGGGGAGTTAGAAGCTGTTCTTCAGGAAATAAAAGACTATGAAACTGTACTTGTATACAAATCGTATATGCGGAGTGGTGCATATATCCCTAAGTACAAAACTCTTAAGACCAAAGACGGAACAAAGTATAAAGATGTTCCTGACTTTCTTTGGGAAATTGTTGAGCGTAAGACAGGAGCAAAATAATGGCTTTCTCCGATTCCATTTTAGAGCAGTATAGGGTAGGAAAAGCAGCAGACACAATTTCAGGATCTAATGATCCAATTTCTACTGATGCTATTATAGACAGTTTTAAATTCGGTGGTGGTGAGGAGGTAGCCACTCCACCTCAAGTTACTCCACAAGGCGTACCACAAAACATTCGTCAAATAATAGATCCTTCTATCATTGAGAAGAGGATACGAGAAAGAGGGACTGTATATAGTGAGTTTTCTCCTAAGACAGATGTTCTTAACCGTATTGGTACTGGACTAAAAACTGTAGGATTACCTCTTGAATTAGCAGAGTCCACTATATCCAATCCCATCATTGCAATACAACAGGGTAGGTTCAATCCCATAGATCTTATAAAGGAAACAGCTCAAGGTTTGGTTGGTTTACGTCAAGGAGAGTTTGGAGACATACTAAGCAATGTTGGTGCTCCTGACCTTGTTGCTGCTGCTGGTGGTCTGGGTGCCGCAGTTGCCATGCCAGTAACACTAATTAAACTTGCAGGGCGGTTAGGCAAGGTAAGTAAGTTTGTTGACGCAAAAACATCAAAAGCTATCAATTCTTTTGTAAAAGCTGTTGCAGGAAAGAATGGTGCATTAGTCAAAGCCGATAAAAACATGCAAAGATATTACAACGAAATCGGTACAGCCAAGATAAACCAATCCAAATTCTTAGATTTACTTGGAGACGCAACCAACACAACAAAGAAATATATCAGTGACATTCCCAATGTAAAACTGGTGGAGGCGGAAGACAAACTCTTAGAACTTGTTCAAAAAGGTGATATCAATTCTGTACGCGCAGCAAAACAAATAGTAGACGACCTTGTATCGAATTGGCATAAGACAGCAACGGGTGGAAACCTCTCAAGAGGACAAGGTAAGCTAGTAGAAATAAGTCGCGACCTTGGAAAGTTAATGGATAAAGGGGCTAAGGCGGCAAAGAATTCAAAGTATGCAGAAAAGTTTAGAAATGCTCGACATGATTACAGCAATATGAAAAAGGGGTATCAATCTATCCAAAGCAAGATGGTCAATCCGAAGACAGGACAACCTACAAAAACAGGTAAACTGTTAAATGAAATATTAGATAACCGTGAAGGAGATGTACGAAAAACTCTTGCTACAATGAATAAGTTTGGTTCTAAATCTAATAGGTTCGCACAAGACTTAAAAAGTATAGAACAAGCTGTCAGATTCCGTGAGTTTGGCAGTAAGGTTATTAAAACATTTACCTTTGGCGCAACCGCTGGATTCGCTTTTGATAAGGCTTCCGATGCGTTTGACGCTTTTAGAGGAAAATCTGACACTGAGGTATTTAAAGGAATAAGCGGAGGAGGATAATGCCAGACGAAAAGTTACCTTATCAAGAACAAGCACCCATAGCCAAAAACAAACCAGCAGTTTTGGACAACCCTCAAGCTCCTGATTCCGATACTATGACACGCCGTCAAGCTCTTATCCGGCGTAATGCTTTGGTTGACGAACTCTTTCGTGTTGTTCCTAAGACACATCCTCCCAAGCCTCGTATAGAGTCCAAGGCTCCTGAGAGTGCGACCGATATCGTTGAGAAGAAAGATGTTCCTGATTTAGAAGGGCAGAAAATTGAATCACAAGAGAAGGACAGAAAACTTCACTCTATCAATGGAGTAACTCTTAACCTATACGACTATTTTGACATTGATGTCAATACCAATTCTATGGAAACTTTAAGGCGTCTCCAGTTTGTCAACTCATGGGTTGCCACGGAAGGACGTACATTTGAAGAGGGTATGCGTAAACTCCATACCATCGACACAAAGTTAGGGAGTTCAGATACAGGAGAAACAAAACTCATCAAGTTGTATAATTGGTTAAAGTTTTCTGGGAGGCGATAATGGGTCACCATGGTCTAGAATTACTTGATACCGGCGACTTCAAAAGATGGCTTGTCCTTTCGGGGTTTGAGAGTGAAATGGACTTTTGGGCGTCTCTCTCAGGACTTTCTGATGGAAGCCTAGCCGACCATATGGAAGCCTACCTTACCTCTCTTGGATATACAGGTACAATTTACGACAAGTTCCGTCAGTTTCTTAGGTCGCAATCAGGTATCGGTGAGACTCTCCACGAAATGGCGAGTTCTTTTTATGAAGGTTCTTGGTCACCGCCAGGAGCAACAGTACCGCTTGAAGATACTGACGGAGTACAATTAACTGATACAGACGGAACAGGATTAGACATATCATGAAAAGACTATTACTTAGTATGTTATTAATACTCGCTTTAGCATCCCCTGTTGGAGCGACAAAAGTTCAGGACTTAACCGCTGACACCACTCCCGGCACAGACTCCCTTCTCTACACGGTCGACGATCCTGGGGGTACGCCAGCAGGACGTAAATCTACGATTGGACAGGTTTTGGTTGATGGGAATATTCCTAATACAATTACGATCGATACAGCAACCGCTTTATCTTCTGACCCGAGTAACTGTGCAAGTAGTGGTTTAGCTGGTGGCATTACAGCTAATGGGACAGCAGAGGCTTGTATCACTCCTAATGCTGGTACGGATATCACGGCTGATTTAGAGGAAGAAGGAGTTACCTGTACGGATTGTGTATCAAAAGCTGACCTTGCAGACGACGCTACCGAGGCGACTAAGTGTATAGTAATTGAAACTCCTGCAGATGCGGATGACCTACTTTTCTTTAGAGCTAATTCAGCAATAACTGTTACTAGCCTAGACTGTATTGTTGAGAGTGCTACGAGTGCGGTTGTAGTGGTTGTTGAGTGTGATAGTGCAGGGGATAATTGTGGAACAACAAGATTGAGTGAGAGTATGACTTGTGATGTTGATGGAGCTACCGACGATGGGACTATCGGAAATGCTGGAGTAGTAGCAGGGGCATATATAAGAGCACAAGTAGGAACGGTTACAGGTACGCCAGGACATGTGGCTGCTTGCTTCACGTTTACAAGAGATGATTAAGAAGATACTATTAACACTATTATTCAGCTGGTTGTTTTGTACCTATTCGTGGGGAGCGATAGCTTTTGATGGAACAGCTAAGGGAAGTTCAGCATCAGATAATATTTACAGTTATAGTCATACTATTGGAAGCGGAAGCAACAGGATTTTAATTGTAGGTACAAGTTCTGAGGATAATGGAACAGAAGCAGCCACAATTCCTACGGGTGTTACTTACAATGGTGTTTCTATGATAAAGGTTACGAATAGTGATGTTACTGTAGGGAGTGGACCTTATAATGGAAGTGCTTTATGGTATTTATTAGAAGCCAGTTTACCTTCTACTGGTAGTTACACAGTTGAGGTAACCCATTCAGAAGCACAGGATGGCCCATCATCTGGGTCAATGAGTTTCACAGGAGCTAAGCAGGAAGCCCCAGAGCAAGCCACCACAGGGTCAGCTGTTTCTGGTAGTGGTAAGACTACTTCAATTACAACTCAATCAGCTAATGCTATGATTGTTGATGTTACCTCTATTAACAATGCCAATACAGGTACGGCTGATGAGTCTGGACAAACAGAAAGATGGGACGAACAGGTAGCTACGGCAGCAGGTATGGGAAGTCATAGGATAACTACCACAGCAGGTTCTTACAATATGACATGGACATATTCGGGTGGGAATACAAGGATTACCCACTCACTCATTTCTTTAGCAGAGGTAGCGGCAGCTAGAAGGGTAATGATAGTCAACTAAAGATAAGTAAATCTTATGCAAACCATACTTCAAACAATTTGGAAGGATATCTATAATGATATAGGTCTTTTAGGTATTATTATTATTTTAACTCTCTATGCTATGGCTGCTGACCGAGGATGGGCGCCTAAATTTTGGCTTGGCAAAAAGAACGGTCGGAATTTAAATATAGCATTGACAAACCATATTCCTCATATTGAAGAAGACTTAAGAGAAATAAAGACAAATATGAAAGACATGAAATTAGAGCTCCATGAACAGATTCAAGAGGTAAAGAAGTCTGCACATGCGCGAATGGATAGGATGGAAGATAGGATGAAGTAAGGAGGCACTAATGGCAAAACAACCAAAAATAAACAGGGATAATTACTTACACGAATTAAAACAGGTCGCTCAGGTAGAAAAGGCTCTGGAGAAACAACTCACGAAACTTAGGTTTCGTATTAATAAATTGCTTGAATCGGCAGTAGATTACATACCAGAGAGGAAAAACAATGGGCACAGGTGAAGTTGTATTTATAGGACTTTTATCACTACCACTCATACCTATAGCGATTGCTAAAAGATGGTTCTTGTTTGGGACTTTCTTTACCTTCTACATTATCTTTGGGTCTCTATGAGTGGTGGTCAGTCTCAAGTACTGGTTATAGTATCTCTCAGGACTTCTGGATTTATAGGACATCAAATCCCATGATGGGTAATATCATATTAGGTTCTATGGCACTTATGTGGATTGCTCTTCTTACCCATCTAACCAAGAAAAAGGAGAAATAAAATGCCAGCATTCATAGCAAACATCGTCAACATAGCAGCAACCGTCGTAGGTGTTGTACAGTCAGCCTTACCTGCACTCAAGGAAGTTGTTGTGGCGCTCATCCGCCTGATCGCTATCTTACCTATTTGGTTTAGCACCCCCGGAGAAACCTATCGAAGCGGTCAATAGAGTGTACGACAAAATCTATGGCATTGTTGAGAAGGTTAAGAACGCTATCCTTATCATAAAATGATTGGAACCTTTAAATCCATTATTAACCTATTAGATAGGATAGGTAAAGCATATGATGCGACTAAGAAATGGTTTAAGGAATGGTGCCGAAGAAAGGGTGCCCGGAAGGTTCGTAAAGCTATTGACAGTGGGGATACTGATACTGTTGATTCAATCGTGCACCGCATCAAATCCAAACGTAGATATCGACACGACGGGAGTTAGGATCCAACAATTTAATGAGGTTGAGTTTTGGTGTTTGGAGAAAACAGATTTTACTGCGATCCTTCAGGAAGCTGATAGGTGTCTTTTTGAGTAAAAGTCTTTTCAAATTCTTCTATCCATCCGTCTAAGATATCCTCTTCTATTTCCTCACCATATTGAATTAGGAGTGAGATGAGTTTATTGATTTGAGTTCTCTGTCCCATCTAACAACTCCTTCCCACTTAGGTCTTTTAGGGCTTTGTCAATAGCTCCATTAAAACCTTGTTTATATACAGAGTTTAGACCGTCTACTAATTTCAACCCTTCCAAAACCTCTCTTACCTTCTCCTTGCTGACCATACCCCTTATTTCATCACAATACCGTTTCTTAATCCTGTCTGTCCGTTCTTTGTATTCTTTATGGCTGATAAATTCTAAGGGACACTCTACAGGATGATGATGGCTTTTACACTTGAGGCAGTATAGGTCGTTATTGGTCATTTCTCCCCCAACTCTTTTAGCTTGGCATTGAGTTCGGCAATGCGTTTCTTTTGCTTACACCAATCCATATCAACAAGGTTCAATTTTAGCTCATCTATCCTCGCCCTCAATAACTCGGCTTCTATGAAGTATTCAATGATGGGTTTGGCATCAAATAGTTCTGTAACACCGAGATATTTCTTGTGTTTGACCTTTTTCTCATATTCAAGTCGCATTGGGAATAATTTACTTAGTCGTTCTCTCCACTCCATCGGCTTATCGGTCATAACTCACTCCTCATCAAATAATTTACACATCTTTTTCCACAAATAAATATTAGCCAAAATTACAAACACAATCCAGAAAATAAACCAAATCATTTCTCTCCCTTAGGTTCATATTTTATCCTTTTTAATATAAACTCCGCACCAGCAACTTTTTTCATCTAATTTTTCTCTAATTGGACAATGGCATTTAGGACACTCTGGTTCTTCAGAACATCTATCACAAATCATATTTCCATCCTTATCTACTTCCATCTGAAAGTCTGTATCGTAAAGATTCCCACACCTAAAACAACTATTCATGCTCATTTTTTTATTCCTTTTCTGTGTTCTTCCGCATCAGGACAAGTAGCAAAATGGGAAATCATTGTCTTGCTATTAAATATCAATGGTCTTGGTTTCGTGAAGTCAAGAAACAACCTAACTTTCTCCGACATATCAACGGGCATATTCTTTCCTCTGGTTGTTTTCATCCAGACAATATCTTTCCCACAAGACCGACATTTCTTTACATCTTCATTTTTCATATTCTCCCCTCCAAAATCTTTCTATGATTGCATTTGATAATTGTTTTATTTTTTTATTCCATAAAACTTCTGTTTTATTATTTGAGTTGTGTGCATTATACCCAGACCATATAACATCTCCAGCAATTTTCTTTATCACCTTCTCCATTTCTTGTTCTAAAATCATATCTCCACTCCCTTGTAATTAAGTATCTTCTTTCTCTGATTTTACCTCTTGCAATAACCCCCATATAAAATATTTAACTTTTAACACATCAATACGCTCAAGATTCTTTATATCTTCACATATTTTATCTATTTCTGGTATCATCCTTCTCCTCCCTTGTAATAATGGGGTTAAATAGGGGCTGGAAGGGTTTGACCTTCAGAAAGAGTGTTGCGAGTGGCTCACTGTCCACCTCAGCCCCTAATCTGGTTATCTCACCCTCCAGTGCCAACTACCCAAGCAGAGTCCACCAGCCAAATTTATTCTTCATCCTTAGCCAATTCTTGAAGGCGTTTCAATTCTTCTTCAACCCATAATAACTGTTCTATTTTACTCATCCTCTCCCCCTTATGGGTTTAATGGGTTTGGTCAAATTTATGAAACACAACCCAATGGGTTTTTAGATTAATCGTTGTTGTTTGCCCGAACAACGGTTTTTGCGAAAAACAACTTAGAACCTCACGCAATTTAATCTCTGAAACATTCCATTTGAAAATAAGTGTCCCCCTGACAGATAACACCCTCCAGCACTCATCAAATCCCTGCCTCAAGTCGCCCTTCCAATCTTCGTTTAGCCTACCATACTTTTTGGCCATCCATGAAGTTTTGCCAAGTGTCTTAAAGTGTGGGGGGTCAAAAACAACCAAGTCAAACGATTTATCATCATACGGCATACTCCTAAAATCAATAATCTCGTCTGGGGATATGTTTAATTTTCTACCATCACACAAAATATGGTTTTCTTTTCTAATATCGCAATACAAAACACCGCTATTATCTTTATCAAACCAGAACATTTTACTCCCACAACAGGGGTCTAACACCTCTTTCATCCCTTTATCCTCACTATCTTCTGATGGCTAATAGCGTCAACCTTCTTCTGTGTTGTTAACTTATTGCTAGTTATAATATTCTCAACCTCATATTCATCCACCTCAATACTCTCCCATATCTGACGGGCGAGGTCGTGGACATTCTGTAGGTTTTTTGCGTAAAATTCCATTTCTTCTATATCGCCTTTCCTTCTTGTGACACTATTACAGGCTTCACCACACACAGCATTACCACCATATCCTTTAAAGTGAGCTTCCAGTATCTTTTCCAACTTCTCAATGTTCTCATTCATGTCCCACCCCTGTTACACTTGTCATAAACCTGTGCCATCACTCAACTCCTTTTGGCTTAATAAATCCATTGTCTTGCAATTTCACACAACGCTACGAAAACAGCATCCTTATCTCTTTCCAGTTGTCTTAAATCGGCATATGGAACAAGGTCGGGATGTATCTTTTTCTCCCTATCATATTCCTCGGCCATATACCCCAACCCATAGCAAAATAAGATTGCATCCAACTTCCATGTAATTCTTCTGGAGATTTAGACCTTTTGTTCTCCGCATTGACGCTCAATAACCTCTAAAAATTGTTTTTTAAACGGTTCTTCTCTTCCATCCCAAATTACAGGAACAATCGGAGCATTTGCTCCTATTGCCGCCAATCTTGCTGAGTTATAGACAAATTCTGCCCTTCGTTCATTTACTTCCATCTTCACTCCCCTTTGTTAATAATCACCATCCATTTCATCATCTTTGCTGAAATCAACAGTTACATCATTGGCTAATATATTAGCAATTCCGACTTCTCTAACCCAATTCTTTCCTGACCAGAAAGAGTTAACCAGATTTTCGTTTCCTTCCTGTGTGCGAGTATACGCAAAAACATAATACTCTGTCCTTCGTTCAATCTCTGCAATTATTTCTTTCATTGGGATTAAAGATAAATCCATTATTTTTTCACCTTGGACACCGTTTCGGATATTTGCTTAGAACAGATAATCTTGGTCCAACCGTTGCTCAGCAATATCGCAATAATCTTTTCCAATATCTATCCCTAAAAATTTCCTGCCACAACTTTTTGCCATCTTTGTTGTTGTCCCGCTACCATTAAATATATCTAAAACCAATTCTCCCTCGTTTGACCAACTTAGAATATGGTCTAAGGCAAGAGCCTCTGGGAATATGGCAGGGTGTCTAAAGGCACAAACATCCTTTGAGCTATAATTTAACCCCGTATTATACCTCCAAATATTAAATCTTATACCAACCTCACCTGTTTTAATTTGTCCCGTCTTTCTTAACTCCCCGCCCTTTTGCCTTCTTGAAACTTTCCCAAAACTCATTTCTCCCGCCCATCTATTTACCTTGTCCTTTAATAAATTAACAGTTTTCGGAGTACCTTTTGAAAAAACAAACATATACTCCCAAGTATTCCCATATCTAACGCTATCAGGCATTGACGGGGTATTCTTCTCATATATCATTGTATCGTGTAAATTGAATCCAAAATCTTTGAATAAAAGTGCTTGCTTAAAAGAAGTGCCTGTTTCAGAACCATTTACCGTAGCATCCCCCACTACCCAAACTATAACTCCCCCATCTTTCATAATTCTAAATAACTCGCCAACAATTTCTGGAAAATTGAAGGTATACCCACCATACTCTCGTAAATTATCATAAGGCGGACTAGTAACAACTAGGTCTACACTTTTATCAGACATACCCTTCATAATCTCCAAGCAATCTCCACAAATTATCTTATTTACTTCCATCCCTCACCTTCACTCTTTTTGATTCTTTTCTTGAAATACCGCATCTGATACAGTATGTATAAAGTTTGCCTCTGTATTTATAAAGATGATTCTTCCACCTAGTTGTCCATACCCAACACATTTATGTCCTCACCTTCAATATCCCTGCTGTGGAGAGGGCTTTGGCAACATTACTTACTTTGCCCCAAAGCAATAAATCATCACCATTATATTCTTCTGGCAAATCCAGAACCTTGCTGACCTTCTCCTCATCAACCTCATACTTCTCAGCTAACATTGACAGACATTCATTTGAAAGAATATAGTCGGCTATAATTTGTTCAGAGTTCTTTAATGTTCCACTTTCGGTTATTTTTGAAATCTTTTCTGCCAACTTATCTCTGAGGTCATCTTCCTTCATTCTCTTTCTCCTTTGATTCAGCAATCATTCTTCCACCCAAACATATTTACACTTTGTTTTCTTTTCAACTCTATCTTCCCAACAATACAGCCGTTTTTCCCAAGCGATTTGCGGTTTTTCGTTCAGCAGTCTTTTTGCAGGTGTAGTCGTTTCCGTGCAACCCCGTAAACATGAGGGATAACCCCATTAGGAAAAACAAATGTATCCTGATACTCTTGTGAAACTTCCAGATGCCCCCATTTAACATATTTATTCCCTCTCAATTATATAATCCCTTCATCTACAAGTATCCTCAAAAAGGCGTTTGATATTCTTACCTTAGAATTCTCCCACCTAAGAAGAGTACTTCTCTTTATACCTATCCTACGCGCAAGGCCTTCTTGAGTCATCCCGTATTGTACTCTGTATGCCTTAAGACGTAGAGCCAACCTTTTCCGCTGGTAACTTCCTCATTTCTTTTAATTTTNCTTCCATGGGTTAAGTTCCTTCCAATTGTAGCCGTATTTGATGTCAACAGGTATTGTAAATATGTATCCATTTATTTCCACGGGTATTTTCATACATCGTAACATCATCTCTGCGTACTCGTTTACTTTACCTTCTTTACATTGTATAACTATTGAATCATGTACTTGTAGAAGAATCTCTGCCCCTTCATTGTATAGGTTTATAAGCCCTTGATTCGTGATGTCTGCGACTGTACTTTGGGGTATGTACGCGAGTCCCTCCTTAAACATACTATCACTCCAACGATTGAAGAATACTCTTCGTCTTCCAAAGGGGGTAGACAATACTCTAGATCTTTGTAGGGTATTACGAACTTCCATTTGCCAGACCTTGATCCTAGGATATGTTGAAAAGTATTGATTAAGCAGTCTCTTAGCTTCACTCTCAGGAATTCCTGCCGTTTTGGCGAAAGTACGGGATCCCATACCATAATGACTTGCGTGGACCACTCTTTTTGCGATGTTCCGTTCATAGGAAGTTACCTCCCGTTCTTCTTTGTTGAAGATATTTGCTGCGTTCTTTTTATGTATGTCTCCACCGTTTTCAAAAACTTCGATAAGTCTTGTCTCGTTTGCAAGGTATGCCACGACACGCGCCTCAGCTTGTGACAAATCGGCATTAACAAGGACTTTTCCTTCATCGGCAAGGAAGAGGACTCTGAGATCCTCTGGCACATTCTGCAAGTTTGCCCCAATGCCATATGTGCTCGCCGAAGATGATAAGCGGCCCGTTTCAGTTCCAGAAATGTTATAGGCACACCTGATCCGTCTGTCTTTATCCGTTTTAACTTTAAGGTAGGTTGAGAGAAGTTTTTTCTTTTCTTCGGAGTAGAAAGGAACGGTGTGGATTTCTGGGATTTTGTGTTTTTTATATAGGTCATTAAGGGCCTCTTCATCGGCTGTAAGAGATGTATTGCCGGTTGTCTTTCTTTTCTTTGTCTTCTTCGGCAGACCTAGTTCATTATACAACCATTTCGTCATTTGTTCATGAGAATTTATATTTAACTCATGTCCAACTCGTGTGTTGAGTTCTTTTTGAAGACGGTCAACTTCCTGTTTGTATTCTTTCTTAAGTGTTCTTCTTTTTGCATCATCAAATCGCACTCCACGATTTTGAACAGACAGTAAAGGAACAACAAGACTATGGATGTAATCTCTGTAAAAGCCCATAAGCCCGGTAGTGTCAAGTTCCCTTTGTAGGACATTAGCACACTCGTAAGTAACACAAGCGTCAGTAGCGTTATACCTATAATATTCACTCTGGTCTTGTGTTTTGGCTTGGTATTTATAGAACGGATAGTCTGTGTAGAGGGAGACGAGGAATGCGAGAGATTTCGGGAGTTCGGGATATAGAGCGTGGAAGGCGAGCATTGTATCAAAGTGGAGTTTGCAGTCGATGTTGATGGTTCGTCTAATCCACTCGACGTCAAACATACCGTTATGGGCGATTTTCTTGGGCGCTTCGGATTCCAGTAATCCTCGTAAGGCATCGAAGAGTTTACTCTCTTGCTCTTCTGTATACCACTTCCCTTCTCCTTTCCACATCCCCCTTTTGAACCCTCGTGAAATGGGGATTGATATTGCCCTGTGAAGTTTATAGGATAATCCGATACATGTGATTTGGTCTGATTCTGTTTCGATGTCGAAAGAGACATACTCACTTTGCCTAGCTTGATTGATTTCCCGAATGGTCTCTTCGAATGTGGGGTTGACGATGATTTCCCTTTTGGTTTCTTTGAAGTCATGGGTTTCACTCTCCTTTACAGCGCGGTCAAGGTCACTGACCACAGCCAGCCTGTATGTCCATTCTCTTAATATCGCTGCCGGATGAATCGTAGGTACGACTTTGATTCCCATTCTGTTCTTAAGTATACTTCCTCTCCAATCCATAATCCCTTTGTATCCAAGGATTGCCTTCATAGCCTCATTACCCATAGGGACAATGACGTTAGGATTGACCTGTGTAATCTCTTCTTCTAATCGAGCATATGCTTTTAATAACTTGCCGTTTGGGCCTTTCTTTCCGTTTGTTTTTTCATAGTATACACCAAAGTTATTGTTAGGTGGTCTCTCGTGCATAACATTTGTGATGTAGGCTTGACCCCGTGGGAACCCTATCTCAAGGAGCATTCCATCAAGGACTCTTCCTGCCTGTCCTTGAAATGGTTTCTGTGCTTTCTCTTCGGCTTTTCCCCAGGCCTCACCGACAAGCATTATCTTTGCGTTTTGTGGTCCCTCACTATAAGTCATTATACCTTCTTCTGTTCCGCAATGTTCTTATCACAAATATTATGAACCACTTCTTTCCCCCCAACCTTCTATAAATTAACCAATCCAAGTAAAGGTCTCTCATACCACTTTCCCATTTTTGGACTCTCCCTGAAACCGTCGCGGTCACGATTATATCAGGTTTTACTCAACCATCCCCCGGCACGAGAAGGGCAAGAACGGAAGGAGAGCCATTAAATTTGCAGGATTGTCAAGTTTGAGTAATCCCACAACCCCTAAGAGTTAGGGCGAGGGGAATAGCAGGTGCCAGCCGAGACTGTCACACCCATCTATTCCCCACCTCACCATTTCCCCTCGCAAAGGCTGGTAAGGCGCCCAAGACGGTTAAACTGTCGCAGGGGCTAAGTAACGACCCACTTTATTACTCTGCTCACCTTGGTATTCATCCAACTTAATTTTGACTTCCACTTCACTTTGAAGAAGCTCCTGCTCATCAGTCAACTCACCCCAAGTACGACCACAAGCCTCGACGAAGTTTCTGAGGCGCCCTTGCTTGTCCGCTGGTGAGTGAACCAGACCACTATCAAAGATATGACCTGCGTTGGATGCCGGAGTGCCGTCAAGTTTGAGCAATTCTGATGGATCCACATACTCAAGTTCAACCTTGAAACACTCATTACCTGACTTACTTGTGAAACTTGAAATCGTGATTACCCTCATCTTGTAAGTTCCGGGTTGCACGACATCAAATGCTGCGTTTGCTTCTGCTGCTGGATTTGGTGTGAATGGCATTACTTTTTTCCTCCTCTTTGTCCACCTTGTTTGTTCTTAGTACTTGAGGAAAACTTTCTTCCTCCCTTTCCCTTCTTGCTCTTACGCCCTTTTCTCATAGGGTTTTCTGCTTTTCCGTAACCGACACCTTTTGGCATTTTACTTTCCTCCTATCTTTGCCATGAGTTTTTGAAAGTCAGGCTCCTCAGATGCAGCAACTTTTGAGGCGATTGACGATGGGAGCCTGAGTTTAGCCTTTTGCCTACGGTCTCCGACTGTAAGCATTTTGTACTGCTTTGCCCCTGTAGTGGGATTCTTGTCCAGCGTGAGAAAGAACACCGCGTCGAACCAAGCACCGATCTCACTCTTCATACTTCCGATCATGTTTGGCACAAAGAACAATTCGCCTGTGTTTTCGTCCTTGTCGGTGTCAAGCAATGCAGTACAGCACACATATTCTGCAAGCATGACACTTTGGTTGATGATGTCCTGCAACTTCGATTTGAGTGCTCCGTACACCGCATATCCGCCCGGCTTGTCGATATTGTTGTTCATTCTTTGGAGGTGGTCGAAGAGGAAGGTCGAGAGGAAAGAGACCGAATCAATGGCAATAGTCTTGTACTTTCCGGGGGTCTTTTTAATCTCGTCGAATTTGGTTTTGAAGTCTGCGTAAGCATGAGGTTTATACCTGTCTTCGTCCATACAAAGACCCACTGTGATGCCCTCTTCCCCTGCGAGTGTAAGATACCCTTTATCAAACGAAAACAGGTAGATAGGTTTTGGCATTGTACTGATAAAACGTGTTTTTCCGACTCCTTCATGACCGATCACCAACACTTTCTTTAGGTCTGGTTTAACTGATTTGAGTTCTATTTCCTGCATAGGTCATCTCCCATCTTTTCAATAAGTTTATCATATATATCGTCTGCTTCACGTCGGGCATCCCAAGCCTTCATTTCCATCAATCTCAAGGCATCAGCAAACCCTTTTAGATAGTCTTCAGACTTGTTGAGTAACTCCATCTTGCCTATTATCATTTTGTGACCTCCTTAATTAGTTTTATTAGTACTGACAGTGTAATTATGTCATCAGGAGCCAACCCAATCAATTTACGACTCTCTTTTCTTAGATTCTCTAACGCATCTGTTTCTGATTTCTTATATACCAATTCATGTCCGTCGTACTCACCTCTTTTATAGGCGATGTCACGTATGGTCTGCATTTTGCCTTCGATGACTTTTATCTTACTTATTAACACTGGTTTTCTCCTCTTTCTTCGGACTCCAGAAGTCCACGTCATAGTCTGATGCAATTATCCTTTCTCTTATATCCTTATCCTCTTTACAGACCTTCCTGAAAGGACATTCCCCATAGTACGTGCACATGTCAAAATTAGGATACCAAATCCCCAACTCTTCACACCTATTGATATCCCCCATGATCGCTCCGGCTGTCTCTTCCCACTCTTTTAGACACTCTTCACTACGATATACGTCATAACGCGCTAGAGGGGTCAATTTTGGGTTTTTAGATGCTCCTGGCAGCAAACCCTTAGCTACAAGAATCGCGTCTAAAATGACCCCTACAGCGTGAAATCCGAGTTTCTTTGCTGCCCACACATAGCCGGTGAATTGAAGGTTCGGCTCGGCGTTCTTAAAGAACTGAGCCCCAAGACTTGAAGTGGTTTTATGATCAACTACCCAAAGGGCACCATTCCATTCAATTATTTTATCAATTCGCCCTATGAAGTGTTTATCTTTTCCAAAAGGAAGGTCAAACTCCATTTCACTGTGTATGAGGTTCCATGGCTGGTTCCTGTATTGCATATCATAATTTCTTATAATCCATTCCCCCATTTGGTGAGTTCTCTTATTATCAACTTCCAAATCTTCTTTGAAGGTCTCTTTGAATACCTGTACTGCTTTGTCCTGATTTTTCTCTTTATACCACGAGTCTAAAAGCCGAATGGATTCCCTGACCAAAAGACAATGGCATAGGAGGGGTTTTACTTACAAGTCCTCTGTTTATACGGTAGTCATATCTTCTCCTACAGTTTAGGAAGGTAGAAATCATGGTGTAATCGAAAGAATTACGCATTTCTTACTCCTCTCTCCTTTCGTTCGCCCTTTCTCTTATTTAGTTTCCATATAGTTAGTCGTATATTATTTGGTGTGTAGTGTTTATTGTCATCTATCCTATCTAAACTAGGTTTATCTTCTCTTCGACAGCCTAGCATTCTCCACCTCCTAAATAGAAATGGAAACTTTTTAGGGTAGTGCTCTATTACCCACTCTCTTAATTCTTGTTTAGTGAATTTAGGATAGAAATGTCCTCTCACTTTAGATGAGTGTTTCATGTGGCTGTACGTTAGAGTAAACCAACCATCAATACTCTTCCTATATGCTTTTTGGTACTCTAACACTTTATTGTAATGCCTTTTTCTGTACAGCTTTCCGTATATATGATCGTAAGTCTTACGATCTGTTGCTGGAACTCCTGTTATTGTCATATCTCTCCTTTTATGACGCTCGGCGTTAAGTCCGCGTACCCCGAAAGGTTCGCTTTTACGAAGGAAGAGGTTCCCTCCGACCGTCGGACACCTTACTCTTTATCGAGTGCGTCAATACCTTCCCTATCCAAAATGTCTTGGTAGCAATAATTACAGTACATTTCTCCCTCATACTCGATGTGAGCATCTCGGTTACAGCAAGGTGCCGCGCAAAGATCTTCTCTCTCATCACTTCCCTTAAGATAATCATTAAGGGATTGATCCTCACCTTTTAGCAATTTGTCCATTTCTTTTGTGGTAGTCCATAAGTGAAATTCCTAAGTGTATAAAAGATTATATCACAGTTATGTGTCATATGCAACAATTATTTTAAAATTTATCCAGCCATCATAAGCACGGCCACGTTCAAGCCGGCTCCACAGAAGCCATAGACTATCAGAGGGTAATTTCCCTCAAATACCGCACTAACCCCAATCAAGACCATCCAACCGATTAGTCCCCACATCATCCAGCTACTCATTTTCTCCTCCCTTAGCAGTGCCCCCTGCAACAGTGACCTGTGCAGTGACACTGCCATATATATATATAGAGTACAGTGGCATGGCACAGCTAGAACTGTGCCTTTGTAACCTTATAAAAGTTCTTATTCTTCAACACTTTATGAACAATCAGGAGCGATTTTAAAGTCTGTGCCATTAGGTGCCTTCTGAGGGTTCTGGCACAGACATTTGCCCCTCTTTCGATGTCCTCAAAAGTGAAGATTCGGTCGTCTGTTTTCTGTGCGCGAAGGAAAATTTTGACTCTTTCTTCCGTAGGTAATTCATCAAAAGGTGCAGTACACAGGCCATTCTCAGGATTAAACTCAAGGACAATCTTATCCGGCAGACATCTATAATTGTCCTTTTTCTTCAATATTTCCACTCCACTTTCCTTCTCTTTTAGGTAGAATGACCCTGTCACATGAGCCTTGAGGAATTGACTCCCATAGAATGGGTCCTCTTTCTCATATCTCTGCCCTTTATCATACTGCGCTTTGACTGTGTGGTGATTGTACCAAATGCTTGCCCCTGTCTGTTTCTGAAGGTCATCCATGACGCTACAGAAGGTCGCTGTGGGGATATCTTCCTTCAAGCCACCCATTACCATAGGATAAATCGGATCGACGATTATAAGGCGTGCTCCATGAGAATCCTTTTTAACCCCCTTGACGAACGCTTGTGCCTGTGCTTCCTTCATAAGGTTGTACCCTTGATAGTCTGTAGAAATAGTTAGGTTTTCTACATTGACTGGGACTGTCTTATCAATTTCTTCTAGTCTTTCGAGCAATTCAAGTATCGATCTCTCCGCCTGAATGTACATCACCTTGACCGGCTCTTGTACCGGGAAAATCCCAAATACTGGAAGCCCTGCTGCCAATTCCACCGCAAGCTGTATTGTTATAGTCGATTTACCGCTACCCGGATCTGCGGCCATCATAGTGACTGTTTTCTCGTAAAGAAATCCTTCCGCAAGTGCTGCTCTTTTTTGGTGTGCTTTGGCAAATGCCTTTTTTAGTTCGTGCCCTGTGAGTGTGTTTGCTATATCTTCCACAAAATAAAAAGAGTGCCCCTTTGGAGCAATGAAAAGGCACTACCCAAACGGATAGAGCTCCGCCGGGGCAATAGGTGTTAAAATTTTGTGTGGGATACTGGATAATGCCTTTTCATTACTTAGTAATGTAGCACAGTCCAGCCATTTTGTCAATCCCCTCGCCAAAGAAAATTCAGATTCTTAGTCCCAAATCTCTTTGAATCCATTTCCTTGCGACGCGTGGATGGTTCCAGAGGTATCTGGCTTGGTGTCCATTTAGTTCGTGATGTTGCACAGCTTTCATGATGTAATATCTAATTACAGTTAAGCGACTCATAGTGACTTCTCCTTTTTAAGTGTCCATTTTGTTTTAATCTTCAAGTATGATTGCAACAATTATTGCAATGATAATTATTTCAACAAACGACTATTTTTATTCCTCTTTTCTCTTACATTAAAATAGATCGCGTATAGTTGTCTTTTAGGCATACATAGAAAATGACTAGTAGGTCGGTTAAATTCCTTTGCCAGCCATTGAGCCAGTGCTATTTTTGTTTTGGGGATCTAGTAGATTTTCACTAGTTATTATTCTAGCCCTCCTTAATAAATGGGGTTAATTAATCTAATTCTTCAAAACAAGATTCAATTTCATTCCGTAATTCGCTTAATTCTTCAGTTAGGTTCTGTTGATATAATACTGTAGCCAACACTTCACTGTTTAAGTTTTCTGCTGAATATCCGAGTTCATTAACGGCAATGCCAATGCTTTCATTTAAACTAGCATCATTTTCAGAGAGGTATTCAATAGCCCTAGCATAGTAAATAATTTCCTCCTCATTGATTTGCTCTGTTAAAGATTCCATTAAGTCCTCACAATTATTAAAATCTTCATAGCTGTAATCAGCAAAAGACGAATCCTTGAATACTTCTTTTAGTGCTTCATTTATTTTTGTTATTGTTTCCATGCTTTCACCCTCCTTTTAGTTAATGACCAATATTAAGCAAATTCTAGGTTAGTTTCCTCCACTTCTATACTTTCAATATCATAAAGGTTGTTTTTTAACTCATACTCAAACTTTTCTAGTGCTGATTCTTTTGATTCATCTTGAATTGTTCTAGTTAGTGTTATGGTAAATGTTTTCATGACCTCATTCCTTTTGTTATAGGGTTATTAAGGTCTTGTACCAAATTGCCCCATAGCATAAGGGGCTGACCATTTAGCTTCATCATAAATATCTCTTGCCCCTTTTAGGTCATTGTTTTTTAATCTTCTTTTATATGCCTTTAAAGCGTGTTTTAATGTTCTACCTTTTGACCATATCCATTTTTTCATAACATCACCTCATTCCTTTTGTTATAGGGTTATTAAGATACAGCTAGAATATCACCTTTAACTTTATTAAACTCATTAACCTCATAATCAATTATGCTTTTAGCTTCCTTGATTATCTCTTGAAGGTCACCATAAAAACCATAGCAGGAGTCTATATGTTCACCTCTTGCATCTTCTACAACATAACCATATACTTCACCGTTTGCCCATTGATTAAATAAAGAACAGGCTTGTCTGGCATGTTCTAAGGCTTGTTTTTTTGTTTTAACTTTACAGCATTTATCTGGTAACCAATAAGCGATATAATCGCTTGTATCCCATCTACATCTATAACCTTCACCTAGAATAGATAAAGCAATACCACTATGAATATAGGCTGATAAAGGCACGGCTAACTTATTTTCTTTAGCTTCACCATAACTAATATGAGTATTGCAGCTATAATCAGCTCGTGAATGAAAAACAATATAACCTTCACCGTCCCAATCGATAAAAGGGTTTTCCGAACATTCATCATAAACAATCCTTATTTCATAACCTTTGTAACTTTCATTTTCAACATCATTATTCATGACACCACCTCATAGATTGATAATCCGTTTATAAGAGTTTAACTTCACAATTAAAACGATTGAAGCGCCGGAAAACAAAAGACTGGATAGATCCTTAACGCTGTACTGAGTGAATAAGTATTCCTTACCTGTTAGGTTACATTTCATTAAGATATTATACATAGCCATTACACCTCCAATCGTTTAGTTGATAGGTTTATGATTCAATCCAAATATGGTAGACTCCATATTAAACAGAGCCAACAGACAGTTTAGAGTTAAGATAGGCAATAGCCTTCTTAATTCCTGTTATTCTACCATTGTTATTAAATATCCCCTCTAGAGTTGTCATGATTTCCATCATTTCGAATTCTGTTAGTTTCATCATCTCACCTCCATGTTAAAAGGTTAATGTTAATTAAATATTTATTATTCATGAGTAGGATATCCTGTTAAGTGATTAAGTGATTGTTTCCCTACCTCTATATAAGAGTGTATCATGTGATACATTGCATTGCAAGCATTATTTTTATTTAATTGACTCCAGCTAGGAAGGTGTGGTATATTCAGTTATGACTAAACAACAACAAATATTCATAAAAGAGTATATACTCACTCGAAATGGTACACAAAGTGCAATCAAAGCTGGATATTCCGTCAAAAATGCGCGCTTCCAAGCCTCACGTTTACTTGCGGACGCTAACATAAGCCAACGTATTGAAGAGGAATTTAAGGCTCTGCTGGCGCAGTACAAGCTTAATGAAGATGATGTACTCGCTGGAATAGGCCAAATTGCTAAAGATGGTACAGTGGAAGCCAATCGTTTACGTGCCTATGAGCTCGCCGGCAAGGCCTGCGGATTGTTTAAAGAACAAACGGTTAATGTCACGCTGCTTAATAACCTTGATCCGGCAAAAATCGACAAGGCGCGGCGTCTTTTGAAGGCACGCGGTTTGCAGAAGTCCCCGACTTAGTCAATTTTAGTTTGTGTGGGGAGGTCATACCCCCCCTAGGGGGTTGATTAGTAGTATA